GTTGGCCCGATGCCCAGTATAAACCGCAGGCGCAGTCTAAGGCTGCAAACCCTCCGTATTACTGGTACACGAAATACACGGATAGTGAAAGCTCAACAAAATGAGAAAGAAGCGCAGCCGCTCCTCAAAGGCTAGGGCAATAGCTAATGGATACCGTTCAGGATTAGAAGAAAAGGTACAGGAAGATTTAACAAGCCATGGTGTAGATTTTGAGTATGAAAGTTTTCGCATTCCTTATGTTATACCTCAGTCTAACCATTATTACACCCCGGATTTCTCGCTGCCTAATGGGATTGTAATTGAAACAAAGGGACGCTTTACTCTAGCGGACAGGCGTAAGCATTTGGAGCTAAAGAAACAGTACCCCAAACTTTGTTTAAGGTTTGTGTTCACTAATAGTGGAAACAAGATAAGCAAAGGTTCAAAAACTACGTACGCCATGTGGTGCGAGAAAAACGGGTTTGAGTACGCGGATAAACTTATCCCTCTTGAGTGGATACAGGAACGCAAAAACAGGGCGTCATTAGCCATAATTAAAGGATTTAGGGACACAAAATGAGTGACATTACTTCGCCTAATTCAATATCAATGAACATTTCTATAGACGAGGATGACGATGAGGTGATTATCTTCACCGGGGATTGGTCTTTTGAGGACGACTACCCTGATGAGTACATAGATTTTTTACAGGATATTTTTGCAGGTGTGTACGCACTTATTTTTACGCAAGTGGAGCAGGTGGTGGCCGCTGGCCGTATCGTTAGGGAGACACCTGGGTTCAATGGGTTTCAGGCGGAGAGAGACGAGACATTAGCAGATCCGGAGGACGGCGTGGAAGGCTGCTCGGATGACAATGTTATTAAATTTAACCCAAACAAAGATAGGCTGCACTGATGGGGAATATAGGTCTAAGTCCAAGCCATGAAACCGCGCACGCACGCGAGGTGAAGAGATTGTTTTCTTCAGGTTCTACCCCTACACTTACAGGCTTCGCAGGTAAAAAGGGCTCAGGCAAATCTCATGTCGCAAATGAGCTGAGTATAAATATCTCTGCCATCCACACCAGCTTTTCAGCCCCTATTAAAAGCATGTTAATCGCCATGGGGCTGTCCGATGAAGAGGTCTACGGCGAGCTAAAAGAGTGGGAGTGTGCCCTATTAGGCGGGCAGACACCTCGGCACGCGATGCAGACGCTGGGCACTGAGTGGGGGAGGCAAATGATACACGAGGATCTGTGGGCGCGGATTGGAATTAAAAACGCACTGGCGAAAGCGGAATCAGCTAAGTGCCCGTTCGTAGTTTTTGATGATGTACGCTTCCCTAACGAGGTCAAGGCTATTAAAGACGCAGGAGGCAAGGTGATATGGGTGCAGAGAGATTCTGTATACAGTGAAGGTGACACCCATTCTTCAGAAAATTCTGTAGGCCCTGAAGACTGCTGCATGGTGTTTGATAATAGCAAACCTTATATAACAGCAGAAGACTTAAGCGCTATACTATCCAGGAAGTGATATTTTGGCGGGTATAGCCTCTCTCACGCATTATAGACACACCTTACAAAAGAAGAAAAAATGAATAAAGTAAAAATAAACTTGGAACGCGATGCTTTGTTTGACGATCTAGGGCGCACTAGGCTCAAAGAAAGCTACATGCGAGATGAAGAATCCTCTCCTCAAGAGCGTTTTGCTTTTGTAGCGGAGGCATTTGCAACCGACTCTGAGCACGCACAGAAGATATACGACTACGCTAGCCAGCATTGGCTATCTCTGGCTACACCTATACTGTCCTATGGGCGCAGTAGCAAGGGCCTGCCTATATCCTGCTTCCTATCCTACTTAGATGATAGCGCTGAAGGCTTGGTGGACACCTATGGCGAGGTGTCATGGCTGTCTATGCTTGGCGGTGGTGTAGGCATCCATGTGGGCATTAGGGGTGCCGATGAGAAGTCTGTAGGGGTTATGCCCCACCTTAAGACGTACGATGCAGGGTCACTGGCGTATCGACAGGGGCGAACTCGTAGGGGGTCTTACGCTGCATTTCTAGATATTGATCATCCAGATATCATCACCTTTATGGAAATGCGGAAGCCTACAGGCGACCAAAACTTCAGGACACTCAACTTGCACCATGGCGTCAACATAAGCAATAAGTTTATGGCGCTTATCGAGGCGTGTACACGTGACCCGGATCAGGATGATAGCTGGCCCCTGATCAACCCTAACAATGGGGAAGTCACAGGCACTGTGTCTGCACGAGAGCTGTGGATGAAGCTCCTAGAGTTGCGTATGCACACAGGGGAGCCATATATTGTCTTCTTAGACACTGCAAATGAAGCATTGCCAGAGTGGCTAAAGTCTCAGGGGCTGAAGATTAACGGCTCCAATTTATGCACAGAGATTTTCTTGCCTACAAATACCGCTCGTTCCGCAGTGTGTTGTCTGTCCTCTCTAAACCTTGAGTATTACGATCTATGGAGTAAGGATCCCGAGTTCATCCCTGCTGTAATGGAGTTTTTAGATAACGTTCTACAGCACTTTATAGACAACGCACCACCGCATGTGCACAGAGCTGCGTATTCTGCTGAACAGGAGCGTTCTATAGGTATAGGCACGCTGGGCTTGCATGCGTATTTCCAAAAAAAGAACCTCCCTCTCGACTGCGCTATGGCAAAAAGTCTAAATAAGCGCATCTACGCGCATATCCATCAGGAGTGTGCTAAAGGCGATGCGATGCTACTTGCCAGGCGTGGGGCGTGCCCTGACGCACATTTCATGGGCACTAAGCGCCGCTTTAGTCATTGGACTGCAATCGCACCCAACGCTTCCAGCTCTTTGATTATGGGTAACACATCCCCGTCTATTGAGCCTTACCGCGCCAATGTTTTCAGACAGGACACATTATCAGGCGCGTACATCCAGAAGAATAAGTTTCTGAAAAAGGCACTTGCCGATCTAGGCATGGACAACTCTAAAACATGGGCATCCATCACAGCTAATGATGGTTCTGTACAGCATTTGGATATCCCCCAAGAGATCAAGGACGTGTTTAAAACTGCTATTGAGATAGATCAATTGTGGTTAGTAGAACTGGCTGCTGACAGGCAGCAGTACATCGATCAAGGCCAGTCCCTCAACTTATTTTTCCGCCCAGATGTTAACGTTAAATATCTACACGCTTGCCATTTTCTTGCGTGGAAGCAGGGACTAAAGAGCCTGTACTATTGCCGCTCAGATAAACTTAGGAAGGCAGACAAGGTAGGCATGCAGATTGAGAGGAAGCGCCTAGAGGACGATATAGATCTAAACGCAGTCATAGATGGCGATGCATGCCTAGCGTGTGAGGGATAAGCAATGGCAAAAAAACTTAAACTAACAGACTCTAGGGACTACTACAAGCCGTTCAATTACCCATGGGCGTATGACGCCTTTGTGCAATCTGAGCAAATGCACTGGCTATGGTCTGAAGTCCCTATGCTGGAAGATACTAAGGATTGGCGCAATCGTTTATCTAAGGAAGAGCAGGAGTTTCTAACGAAGATATTCAGGTTCTTCACACAGGGGGATATCGATGTATCCGGGGCATATGTAAATAATTATTTGCCTGTGTTCCCCCAGCCTGAGATTAGGATGATGCTGTCCTCATTTGCAAATCGTGAGGCCACACATGTAGCTGCGTATAGCCATCTAATTGAGACTCTAGGGATGCCTGAATCCACGTACAACGAGTTCCTTAAGTACGCTGAGATGGCTGAGAAGCATGATTATTTCAAAGAATTGCAGGGGGATGAGGATCTGCCTGCACAGATTGCAGGGTTTAGCGCGTTTACTGAAGGCATGCAGCTATTCTCTAGCTTTATTATGCTATTAAATTTTACTCGGCATGGCAAGATGCGTGGCATGGGGCAGATCATCGCGTGGTCAATTGCAGATGAGACACTTCATACAGAGAGCATGATTAAGCTTTTTCGTACTTATGTGCAAGAAAATCGTAGCTGCTGGAACGATGCGCTAAAGAAAAAGATATACACCATAGCCGAGAAAATGGTGGATCTGGAAGATCAGTTTATTGACTTGGCGTTTGGCGTTAACGAGATGGAGAACCTTACTCGTGACGAGGTTAAGCAGTATATCCGATATATCTGTGATAGGCGGCTTATATCCCTTGGCATGAAGGGGATTTTTAAAGTGAAACAGAACCCTTTGGATTGGGTGGATGGTATGTTAGGTGTAACACATACAAACTTTTTCGAAAATAAGTCTGTGGATTATGCTAAAGGGGCTTTATCAGGCTCATGGGAAGATGTATGGGATCACAATGGAAGAAAGGCAGTGTGAATATGAAGTCGTTAGATGACCTACATGAATTAGTAGTGGAATGGGGCAAGGATCGAGGTATTCTCCCTTATCCGGACCCTATGGCGCCGTTTAATAAAACAAAGGAAGAAGTTGAAGAGCTACTGGACGCCCTTAAGCGACGGGTGCGCGCAGTTCGCCATAGAGAGGAAGTTAAAGATGCCCTTGGTGATATTTTTGTAACTCTCGTTATGCATGCACACGCATGGAACACTACTATGGGGGAGTGTGTTGAAGGTGCCTACGATGTGATTAGTAAGCGCACAGGTAAAATGGTAGATGGTGTCTTCGTAAAGGATGATGATGGTGAAAAATCAACTAATTGAAATACAAGATTGGGCGCAAGAACGGCTCCGCTCAGGAACTGAGCCACCTTGGAACTACTATCGGCTTATGCAGTTGATCGACGCCATTGAAAATCTTGACACCGGGCCGATCGCAGCATTTACCATGGATCGTTTACAGCAATCGGAATCGCATACGGGAACCGATCACCAACCAGAGGGCGATGTCGTTCGGCTAGATAACGTTCGACGCCATCGCGATGCTGAGCCGCAGACGCTCGCGCATATATACAATATGGAATAGTAGAGATGAAAAAAATGGTACACG